TATGCCTGTTTTACTAGACCATGATACGACTAGGCAAGTAGGTATTGTTGAGGATTTTAATTTAGACGGTGCTACCAATAGGACATTGGCAACGGTGCGTTTCGGAAGAAGCGAACTAGCACAAGAAACCTGGAACGATGTTTTGGACGGTATTAAGCGTTCAGTGAGTGTCGGCTACAGAATCAACTCTATGGTAAGAGATGAATCTGCGGAAGATACAACCTATAGGGCCAATTGGACTCCTATGGAAGCAAGCCTAGTTTCACTGCCTGCTGACACAAACCCTATGGTGGGTGTTGCCAGGTCAAAAGATAGTGCAGAGGCAGATGCCCCTGTTGATATAAACAATTCTATTAAGGAAAAAACAATGGAAGAAAATAAAACTCCAGAAGTTGATTTAGAAGCTGTTAGATCTGAAACCGCAGTTAGCGTTAGATCTGAAGTTGCTAAAGAAGCAAAGGAAATACTTGCATTAGCTACTAAACACCACAAACGTGATTTAGCTGATGTATCAATAGCGGAAGGACATTCTCTAGAGCAATTTAGAGGCATCCTTCTTAATCAAATAGCAGACGATAAGCCACTAGAAACACCAGTAGCAGAAGTTGGACTAAACGACAGAGAAAGAGGAAGTTATTCTTTCTTAAATGCGATTAGAGCGGCATCTAGCGGTGACTGGTCAAACGCAGGACTAGAAAGAGAGATCTCTAATGAAATCGCTTCTAGAACTGGTAAAGAAGCTAGAGGTTTTTACTTACCTATGGACATAGGTTGGGGCCAAAGGGATCAAACTGTTGGCACTAACTCAGGTGGTGGGTTCTTAAAAGGAACAGATCACTTAGCTAATGAGTTTATCGGTGAAGTCTACGCAAACTCAGTAGTTGCACAATTAGGCGGCAGAGTTATGACTGGTTTACAAGGTGATATAGCGATTCCAAAGCTATCTGCATCTGTAACTAACACAGCTTTTGTTGCTGAAGGATCTGCACCAAGTGAAGGCGCGGCAACTTTCGCGCAAGTCACAATGGCACCTAAGACTTTAGCTACTTACGTTGACTACACAAGAAAACTAGCACTGCAATCAGATCCATCTGTTGAGCAAATACTAAGAAATGACGTTGTACAAACTATGGCGGCTAAGATAGACCAGGTTGCTATAAACGGCGGCGGTTCTAATGAGCCTTCTGGTATCTTGCAAGAGTCTGACACTAATGTTGTTGCCATAGGCACTAACGGTGGTGCTGTTACATACGCCAAAGTTGTAGACATGGAAGCGGCTATAGCGGCTGATAATGCCTTAACTGGTACTTTAAACTTTGCAACAACTCCTGGTGTACAGGGTGCAATGAGACAAATACCAAGACAAGGTTCAGGTGTTGAAGGTAACTTCATCCTAAACGATAGTAACTCTATCCTAGGACACAACGTAACTGTTTCAACTAACGTACCTAGTACCCTAACCAAAGGATCTACTTCAGGATCTTGCCACGCACTTATCTTAGGTGACTTTGGCCAAGTAATGATGGGATTCTGGTCAGGTGTTGACGTAGTTGTTGACTCTTCAACATTAAGCACTTCAGGCGGAACTAGAATTGCGTTCTTCCAGGATGTTGATGTTGCAGTAAGAATACCTAACGCTTTCGCGGCGATTAAGGATATTACTGTTTAATTATTTTGATTTGAGGGGAGTACGCTCCCCTCTCTCAAAGGAGTAACAATGGCACAAATAAAAATGGAACAGGATGCCTACATTAGAGGAATCATGCGCAAGAAAAATGACGTTGTAGAAGTGTCTTCTGCGGAAGCAAGACAATTTACAAGCAACGGCACAGCAAGCGATGTTTCTGATAAACCAAAAAAGACAGCTACTAAAGCTGTCAAAAAGGCACCTAAGAAAAAAGGCTAAGTAATGGTACTTGAATCAGCGTCAGATTTAGCAGGTTACTTTGATACAGATGCACATGGTACTGCGGCTACTATCACTATAAATGGTAGCGGCTCTAGTATTAATGTGATCTTAAACAAAGAATACTTTGCTATAGATCCTGGATTGGGCATGGAAGTAGAAGGAACCCAACCTGTATGCACAGGAAGATCTGCGGATATGACTAATGTAGAGATCGGCGACACGATTCTAATCAGTTCTGTTACTTATAACATTATTAATGTTCAGCCAGATGGCGTAGGTATAACTGCGTTAGTCTTAGAGGAGCAATAGTGTCACACGTCAGGCAACAATTAAGAGAAAGAGCGGCTACAACCCTTACAGGGTTGACCACTACTGGAACTAAAGTTTACCAATCAAGGGTATACCCTCTTGGTGCGGCTAATTTGCCTGGTTTGTTGATCTATACCAAATCTGAGGATAGCGAAGCGGTAACTATGTCAGGGGCAAGAACACTTTTAAGAAACTTATCATTAGTTATTGAAGGATATGTGAAGGCAGTAAGTAATTACGACGATACTGTTGATACGATAGCAAAAGAAGTAGAAACGGCTATGGGTAATGATGTCACGCTTAACGGCCTGGCTAAAAACTCTTATCTAGAATCTACTGAAATTGAATATGACGGCGAAGGTGAAAAACCTGTAGCTGTGGTATCTCTAACGTACACCGTTGAATACATGACTAAAGAAAATGCACCACAAACGGCGGTGTAAGGAGTAGATATGGCAGTTTTATATTCTCCAGATGGCAAAGATAGCATTGATGCACATATAGACCAGGTGGAGTATTTAAAAAGTAAAGGTTGGACTGAAGAGAAATCTAAGTCTGTAAGTAAAAAAAATAAAAATAGCGAGGAATAGAAATGGCAACACACGCAGGTAAAGAAGGCCTAGTAAAAGTAGGCTCAAACACTGTAGCGGAAGTTCGTACATGGACTATCAATACAAATGCTGACGTTATAGAAGATACAGCTATGGGAGATACGGCTAGAACGTACCTTTCTGGTTTAACTTCTGCTGACGCTTCAGTTGATGTTTTTTGGGATGAGACTGATACAAACGGTCAGGTTGCATTAGCACCAGGATCTTCTGTAACTTTGATTTTATATCCTGAAGGCGCGGCAAGTGGTGATACTTATTACACAGGCACAGCAATCGTAACTTCAAAATCCATTACAGGATCGTTTGATGGAATGGTTGAAGCTAGTATAAGTGCTACCTACACAGGCGCAGTAACTACAGCAACGGTGTAAGAAATGAAAGCAATTGAGAGTGCAAAAGTTCATTTCAGTGGATTAGCAATAGAAATGGTGGAAGTTCCAGAATGGGGAGCTGATGGCGTACCTTTAAGTGTTTATTACAAGCCAATGACGTTGGCTGAAAAGAATAAACTTTATAAGTTAGCGCAGAATGATGATCTAGAAATTATGGCTTATACGTTGATCTATAAAGCATTAGATTCAGACGGTAATAAGATATTTGATCTAGGTGATAAGCGAGCATTAATGCACGAGGTTGATGCTGACGTTGCGGCAGAACTAGCCGCTAAGATCATGTCTGGTGCATCTATTGATGAACAAAAGGGAAAGTAAGAGAGGACAATGATTTTTTTGCTCAGTACGCTTTAGCAGAAAAACTAGGTCTGACAGTATCAGATCTACAAGAAAAAATGTCATTGTCCGAATTTAACGGTTGGATTGCTTATTTGGAGTATAAGAGCGAACTAGAAAAGAGAAATGGCTAATAAAGATTATAGATTTAATATAACTGCTCAGAACAAAACTCAGCAGGCGTTTAATCAGGTCAATCGCAGTTTAGATAAAACACAAAAAAGTATGGCTTTTATGAAAAAGTCATTTGTTGGTTTATTAGGCACTGCGGCTATAGCTAATTTCAGTAGACAGACATTACAAACGGCAGACGATTTAGCTAAAGTTTCATCATCCATAGGCGTAGGCGCAGAGTTTTTACAAAGATTTCAATTTGCGGCAGAACAATCTGGAGTAGCCGCAGAAAATTTTGATAAAAGTTTACGTTTTTTCTCAAAAAGTATGGGTGAAGCCGCAATGGGTACTGGCCTTGGTCTAGATGCAATACAGCAATTGGGTGTTTCTTTGCGAGATACAGAAGGAAACACAAAATCTATAGATGATTTATTTATAGAAATGATGCACACACTTGATGGTTTTGAAAACGCTACAGACAAAGCAGGTATAGCAACAAAACTATTTGGTAGAGCAGGAATACCAATGGTCAATATGCTACGCGATGGACATGATGCCATGTTAGATCTAGCTTCTGTTGCACCAGGTGTTTTAACAGACGAAGATACAAAAAGAGCAGAAGAATTTAATGATGCTATGAATGTATTAGCCAGAACGCTTAGGGGGCCAGTGCAATCTGCAATCATTAACACAGTAGATGGCGGCAGAAAAATGTTTAATTTTTTTGAAAAATTAATGGATGATAATCCAAATAATTTTCAACAAATATTTTATGGCGATCCAGATAATAATAAACCTAAAGGCAAATTTGAACGTGATGTTGATAACACATTAAAAATAGTAGATAAAAGAGTCATTGCATTCGCAGAAAGAATTAAAGAAAGCCTCAAAACGCCAACTGAAAAAATTGCAGATTTTAGAGAAGAATTAGAAGAAGCCGTACAAGCAGGCATATTTGATAAATCAAAAGTAGATGCCGCAGTAGCCGTATTCAGTGAATCAGTTACTAATGGCGTAGAAGACACAATGACTGTTGTAAAACAGTTTGAAGACACAATAGAAGGATCTTTAGAAGGTGCATTTACAGATTTCTTTGATAGAACCAGTGAAGGCTTTATGAACATGCGAACATTATTTAAAAGTGTTGTAGATTCAATAATACAGGAAGTTTTAAGACTAGCAGTTATTAAGCCTATCATTGATATGATTATGGGCAGTGGCCCAATGACGGCACTATCAACTATATTTGGTCAAGCATCTGGCGGCCCTGTAACTGGTGGAAGAACTTATATGGTCGGAGAGAGAGGCCCAGAATTATTTACAGCACCAGGTAACGGCAACATAGTGCCAAACAACAAATTAGCTATGGCAGGTGGCGGCACAACAAATGTAAACATTACTTACGACATCAAAGCATTTGACTCAAAAGATGCTACAGCCGCTATCGCAGAACAAGCACCCACTATTGTAGGTATCGTAGAACAATCATTTAACAAACGCGGCAGACGAGGGCCATTAGGAGTATGAGCGGAACATTCCCAAGCACCCCTGCCCCACTCACTATAGAAGTACAGAGTTTTGAACCTACATTACTTAGTGTTGCTAATAACTTACGAAGACAAGCTAGATCCAGAGGTGGGCAAAGATGGTTATTTAAATGCACATTCCCACCATTATCCAGGGCA